CGCCACCACACCTCGACAGGATACTCACCAATGCGTTGTGCTGGGTTATCCGGTGGGAATGTGTTACCCCAGTCAAACGCAATAGCCTCAAGCTTTGTCTTCCATTCACTTGTTCTACGATCTGGATCAACTGGCTCAGCCATCTTAAACGTTTCAAGCAATTCAAGCGCTGCTTCAGCCTGTTGACTGGACACCATACCGGCCTTATAGATCTCGCCAATAACGTAAACGTTTTCGTGATCATCACTGCAGTATAAGTAAAACGCACAGGGAGCGTTAGTACCAAAGTCGTGAGATGCCCAGTACCTCCACCACGGTTTAAAGTCTACAGTGTCAACTACGTGCCATGGGTTGCCCTTGTCGTCATACTGTTTGAATTCAGGGAAGAACCGGCCACCAACGCCAACGTCATGCTGGCACTCACGCAGGAACGAAATGAGACCATACGTGTCAATCTCTTGCTGGCAGGTTTCTAGGTTTTTATGTTCCCATGATGGAGTGCCGCTGGTAATGCGATAACCCATACGTCCATCTTCTTTTTCAACTGGCTCATAACGAAGATCATTGACAGCAGGGACAATTGGACTTTGTACACGATTTTGGAGCATGTCTAGCTCACCAGACAGAACCTGAGACATTACACTATTTGCATGGATTCTGTTTTGTACAAAAACAACCGCACAGTCATTAGACTTAGCTGGCAAAATAGTTTGCGTGATTGTCCCTATCTTTTTCTCAACCCGGTTAACGGAATCATCCAGTTCATCAATGTCGTCCAAGATAATGAAATCTGGACGCAGATGGTCCAACTTAACACCACGAGCACCAGTATCGAGCCCAAAAGCAAGAACATTAAAACCATTAGCAGTCCTAAGCTTAGATGCATTCCAGCCTTTAGAAAAGCCATATTTGTTCATAGCCCTTTCAATGCCGCAGCGTTCCATTGCGTTAGCTATGTCCGTTACGTGTCTGTCAGCTGCTTCCTGAGTACTGCATACATAAAGTAGGAAACGCCTTGTACCTTTTACGGCAATACGAGCTGATATAAGCTCCATAGTAGTAGACTTGCCACCACCTCTAAACCAACACTCAATCAACGCAGGTGGCGTTACTCCCTGCTCAAGGCCTTCAGCCCATTCCCATGCGCGTTTGTGATGAGGTGCTAGTTCTGAAGACGCAGCGTGTGGAGCAAACGTTTTAAGCCAAGTAAGGTAATCCAGTTCTGATCCGTTAATCTTAAATGCCTTTCCACTGTCGTAATCACCTGTGTCAATGACTTCTTTCAATCGAGCATCCATGGCTTCAAGCAACGCATGCGTCAATGGTTTATCAGGACGCGCAAATTGCTTGAACTTTTTAGGAGTCATCTTTTCCAGATCACGCAGATTCATCTACAACCTCCGCATCGATGACTTCTTCATCTTCACTCTTGTATACCTTTAGCAGTCTCTGTACCCCGGCTCGAATAGCAATGAGTTCTTCAGCGTTATGCACATTCTCGCGAACAATGTCGAGCATTTGCATAGCAAGGCTAAAAGCTTGATCTACTTCAAGTGTATAAGCTTTCTGGTGCATCATCTTGTGTTCAGCTTCTACAATGCCTACACGTTTCTCAATTAATTCAATGACATCCCTAGATGCTGCGTACTGATCTAGGGTTTCAGTCAAGACGTCGCCGATTTGCTCAAACGAGTCTATAAAGTCCGGAGACCCCAATTTGCTATGAGCCAATGAGTAAGCCGCTTGTACTTTTTTGTATTGGTCAAGACCAACGCCCTCGGCAGCTGCTTCAGCCCTGGAGTCCATGATAGCTGTAATAAATGCTGCATCATCTTTTAAGCTAAAAAGGTCTGGATCTTCACGCAGTGTTTCAATCTTCTTAAGTAGATCTTTGCCTACATTGCTAAATCTTTTGTAGTTTTTTGATTCTAGCCCAGTAATAAAGTTCGGATGAGCTGGTCCTATGAGAGACCTGCCGCCATGATAGCCGCAATAATCGCGACCTTTAAGAGCCATTGCATTACACGGACGTGGTCCATTTTCATCAACTGTTGTTCCATTGCACAACAATACTTTTCTGTTGTCTGTAACTCTGTACCGTTTACCGTCGATTGTTACTATTTCTGACATACATTCATAATACCAACTTACTAGCGGATGATGTACGGCCTACGACCAGTCATGTCAGGTAACTCCAAACTATGTGCTTGAGTAGTACCTATTTTCATTGATCCAAAATTTGGATTTTGTTCATTCATCAAAGTGAAACGTAAGTAATCACCAGCATTAAATCCATCTTTATTTGCAGCTGCTGTTCTTTGTTGAATTAACTTTGCCATTATTTTAGGATCACCTTTAGCTGCAGCAATTATCTTTGGATCTTTTCTGAGAGCAGCTTGTAATTCAATTGTTCTAGCATGCCTTTTTTGTACAGATTCGTGCAATTTCGCCCAGTCATCGAATGGCCGTTTAGCTGCTTCGTTTTCAGATTGTTCGTAAGCTCTCATTCCAGCGTTATGCTTCATAGCATATTCAGGATATGGATCGTATGCCATGGACATACCCTGTGTTCCAAGGGCTAGATTTTGTACTGGCAAATATCCTCTATCCATTTCCCCTCTACCTAAAAATGGAGGAGCCATTGGAACACCGCTAAAACCACCAATAAAATCTTTAACGTCTTGTAGTGATTCAATCTGTTTTGATGACGGATTAAATTCTTTAGCGTAATACTCCATTGCCGCTTTTTGAGGGTCAAAATTCATATCTATGTAATTAGCTATGTTGTCATATACATGCGGACCTACAATTCCTGCAATGCTTTTTGCTACTGGATTACTCGCATTTTTCAACAGACCCATAATCTGTTGACCTATAAATGATTTCTCGTTCATTTTTTATTGGCCTTGGCGTTATTTTTAGCCTCTTGCGCTTTGTACTGTTTTACTAAGTCTTCCAATATAATGCTAGACATTTTACGCTTTGGTTCTTTCCATTTACCTTTTGTAACTCTTCCAGCATAATCAGCTTCTAGGGCGGCTTTTATTTCATCAACAGTATTGTTTCTGTTTTTATTTATCATTGACGCAAAATGATCTCTAACGTCTAATTCAAGCTGTTTATTTCGTTCTTCTACTAAAGGAGATTTTTCTCCTGCGTTCATTTTTGCTAATGCTTCTTTAGCATCTTGTTCATCTTTAACGCCTCTGTACAAGCCGTATCCTGCCATGCCAAGTCCAAGCACCCCACTGCCAATAGATGTACCTCTGGCAATCTTACTTAGATTTGTCCTACCTCCTGTCAAATCAGGATTTAAAGTACCTGTGCCTCTAAAATTAAGATCACGGCCAGCTTGCATAGCGGCAGCATTCTGCCCGACGCGAGTGCCAGGTAAATTTACAGAGCCTGTAGCTGACAATTGATTTGCGGCATTTGTTACAGCACTAGCCCTTTGAACACTTAGTGGATCTTGATATCCAAATTCAGACAGTCTCGTAATATCATCAGGGTCACCAGGATTTGGTGCACGTTGATTTGTTTGTGTAAATGCTTCAACAGCAGCTGTGTTTTTTAGATCTAGATTTGTTTTTTGCAATAGTGAGTTAGTTGTCATTGGATCGACAGCGCCACCTTGCAAAAGATCAAGAACCCTTGCTACTACTGATTTTTTTGGATTAGTTTCAGATGCTGCGTTTTTTGCCTTTTTGACCGCCGCTGCTTTAAGCAGTTCAGCAAGATTAGCTTGTCTGCCTTCAAGCGTATTATTTGGCCTAAATTGCTCTATACCTGCACCAAACTGATCAAGAGTACGTTGAAGCCCACCGGGATCAATTACATCTTCAATCCTTACTCTACTAGGACCGGCGTTAGGCAGTGGTCCTCTAGCGCTTACTGGGCGTCCAGTTCCAGGAGATGGCCCTTCTATTCCTGGATTCCCAAGTGCTAAAGCACTATACGGATCGCGACCGGGCTCAAATACACCAGACGCAACCTTAACAGGCATTGGGTCATAACTAGAAATAAAGTGTGATGGATCAGAAGGATCTTGTGTCATCCTGAAAACTGGCGATGTACCTTCCCCCATAGGTTGCCTATACGGAGGTATCGGGTTTTGAGCAGCGTAAAGTTGCTGGTTAGCGTTTTGTAATGGGTATGTAGCTTGATTAATTTGACGACCAAGCGCACCATATTCACCTATGTTTTGACCAAGAGCTCCTTCAGCTGCTGCTACACCAGGATCTCTACCTGCGCCGGTAAATGTATTTTGAGCTGGCGCAAATGGCTTGCCGCTAACTGGATCATAACCATTTGGATATCGCGTTTCTGGCGAATATTCAGGAGGCCTAATGCCTACGCCTGGTTTAAAAAATTCACTTGCAGCATCTGCCACACTAGAAGGTGGTAGCAAAGATCGTCCACCCGTACGACCAATGCCAAACAAGTCATCCATTCCTGGCGTGTAATCAGCAAATCCAGAACCCTTACCTGGCTGTGGCTTACCACCTGGAGTAATAAGTACATCTAGTGCACCAATTTGTTTTTCTAATGCATCAAACTGTTTTTGTCTAGCAGCACGACCACTTTCAAACTCAGACGTCAAACGTGCGTTTTTAGCTTCAATAGCAGATTTATCTGCATCCCATTTAGCTTGTGCTGCTTTAATAACATTAGTTCTACCTTTAGGGCGATCTCCTAGAGTAGCAACATCTACTAGTCCCGGAGGTACTGCGCTAGATATTTCTGTTTGTAATTTATTTCGTTCTTTAACAAGGCGTCGCCGTTCTGGTACAGCGGCTTCTATCCTGCCTGTAAATGCTTGTTGTACATCTTTTGCAGCTTCATTTGGAGTCTTTGGAACACCTGCGTTAAGTTTAGCAAGTGTTAAATCCTCAACGGATTGTGCTACTGCTGGCCTAGCCGCAGCCGCTTTTGCTTGCAACGGTTCTACTTTTGGAGCAACTTGAGCTGCTACGGTTGCGACTTTTTCTTTAGCTGCCGCAACAGTTTCTTTTTGTTTTTCCCGCGCTTGCGTAACTCCAGCACGACCAGTAGCTTCTTCTGATTTAATTTGCTGCCTATTAATACTTTTATTTACTGCATCTGGATTAATTGCTGTCTGAACAGGTCTTGTAATCCTTCCTGCAACTTCCTGTAATCGTTCAATTTCTTTAGCGACAGTTTCTTGAATTAGTTTAGCTAACGCTGGATTACTTGCAGATTCTCGAATTTGCTTAGTAGTTACTGCTCGTGACTTTGGACTAGTTGGTGTAACAGGTTTTGGTGCTGGCGTTGGTTTACCAAATATTTTTTTCTTTGGTTCAGGTGCTGGTGATGGCGCCGGTGTTGGTGCAGTAACAGTAACTTTTGATGGGTCAGTATCAAGCGTGGTCGTTCCGCCTTTCACACCTGACGGCAAGCCTCCACCTTTTGTATTTACGCCTGGACCCTGTACTGGAGGTTCAGGCTTAGGCACTTTCCCATTTACACGAGGTAGATCTACTTCTGTACCAACTGCCTTACCTTCAGAACGGCTAGAAGTGTTATATCCTTCGTTTTTAGTTTTTACGCCCTGAACACCTTTGGCGCCTTCAGTCTTAAGAAGGCCTCTACCGACTCTGTTAGACTCCATCATGTCAAGGATTCGGTTACCCGTTTTTTGGGTTTTAATAAAATCTCCACCAATAATGCCAAGCAAGGCAGCAAGACTTGTACCGCCAATAGCACCTGCTGTATCAGATACTTTTTTGTCTTCTTTTTCTTGAGGATTCAAGCCTTGCTGCTTTGCCATTTTTAGTTTCCTGGTCCGTATGGAGACTTACGTGCAGCAAGCCCCATGAGATTGTTCATAGACATACGCCCCTGGATCCCTGTGAGTCCATTCTGAGCCCTTGCCATGTTGAGACGACGATTACCCTGCAACGGTGATTGCCGGGTGTTTTGAGGCTGATTAGGCAGTACCACCTTCACCTCTTCTTCGGTAGGTACTTGCTTCTTACTTGCCACGCATAAAGCCCATAGGCATAGACTTCTTCCCAGAAGCCTTGGATTTCGACATTCCCTTTTTCATGCCGCTTTCCATACCCTGCTTCATGCCCATCATCTGCCCCATAGACTTGCCTTCGCAACCTGGACACTTGCCGCCGACCATCCCTTTACCGCATCCCTTGCACTTCATTTCTTTTTCCCCTTTTCATAACCCCGACCAATCACAATGTCACCATTCTTTTTAACATGTTCTTTTTCTTCCATTCTATGAATTTGCTCCATAGTTGGCTTTCTTTTAAGTCCATGCTCGCGTTGTTCCATAGCTGGAAGATCTTGCATACCTGGTTTTGATTTCAAGCCATGCTCTTTCTGTTCAATCCCAAGTAGTTTGCGCATGCTCAAGTGATTGATATGCTTATTCATCTGCCCAATAGCCATTACTTCCCCTTTGGCATGCCAAGCATGCTCCTCATTGAAGGTGCTGATAAATTTGTTTTAGCATATGGATTAGAACTAAATGACGGACCACCAAAATTCCCACTAAATTTAGTTCTTTTATAACCAGTAGCCTTATCTAATTCCGCAATATTATAAGCAGCTGTAACAGCTGGATTATTTTGTGCTACCGCAGTCATAGCGGTTGCAGTGTTTTTAACCATCTTTCCAGCTTCAGCTCCTGCACGAGACAATGGAGTTGATTGTTTTATTGGTGCAGGTGCACTTGCTGCAGCTTTAGCTTGTGTAGATAGCTTTCCACGTAAGTACTTTGCGTTTCCTGCATCTCTGGTAGTGACTGTTTTTTCAGATGTTTTACTAGCAGTTGATTCAATTTTAGCAACTACTGGTTTTGGCAACCGGGTTTTAGCTGATTTTAATCCAGTGCCAACTTTGAGCCCTGCTTCTTTTCCTGCTTTAGTCAACAGCCGCGATTCAACTTGTCGACCAGTAGGTGACGTAGTCCTGACATTACCAGTTACTTTGGAAGGTTTATCCACTAACCCAGTGGCAGATCGTGTCAAAGGTTTTACACCAGCTTCTTTAAGGTTTTCACGCTGTGCGTATGACCTATCACGACGAATACCTTTGTCACCGGTTTCTTCGTATCGCTTAACCACTGCGTCTGGTGTTTTTTCAGTTATACCTTGTGGCATGTCTATGATTCCTGTGTGTTATACTTACTTGCTAATACTGCATGTATTACATAACCAGATTGTACATCAAGGAATATTCATATGGAAGAAGAAACGCCAGGCCGACGTGAAGGCGAATATTTTGATGGTTTTGAGTGGAAGAAGGTCGGTGAAGAATCCGTACCAGACGACACAAAACCTAAAGATGGATCATACGAACTCAGCCCACGCGAGAAGGAAATCGTTAAGATGATGTCTGGCGGCATGACGGCAAAGCAGATGGCACAGTCGCTCTTAATCAGTCACAGGACCGTGCAATTCCACATGGATGCAATGTACTGGAAGATGGGTTGTAGTGGCCGTGGCGCCCGTGTACAGGCCGTACAGAAGGCCCGTAAGCTCGGCTACATCAAGTAGCCAACAATCCTACTTAGCTCAGCGGTAGAGCATCCGGCTGTTAACCGGACGGTCGCTGGTTCGATCCCAGCAGTGGGAGTACAATGTCCTATGGGCGTAACCAAGAAACATCAAAACCCAGCAGGTGGTCTCAATTCAGCAGGTCGCGCATATTTCAAGAAAACAACTGGCGCCAACCTCAAACCACCTGCTCCGGATCCAAAGACACCTAAAGATGCAGCTAGACGAAAATCTTTCTGTGCTCGTATGTCAGGCATGAAAGCCAAGAACACATCGAGTAAGACAGCAAGCGATCCGAATAGCCGCATCAATAAGTCACTCAGAGCCTGGGACTGCTAGTCCCATCCTGTATTGATGAACATTGGCGTCATCTCGCCCACGTAAGTACTAAATGTATTAAACTCGAGGAATTCAATGGCTTCTTCATCAGACAAGCCATCTTGTTCCATGATTGCACGAACACATTTTTCTTTACTGTAAACAGCAACTCCATCATCAGTGACACCAAGAAACCCAGCGTCTAGCCCGTCAGCTAGTAGTGTGCCAGCTTCTGCTTCACCGCCTACGGCTTCGCAGATCTCTTCTATCTTCTCGCGTGTCATGCAAATGGATCCTCAATGTCGTCTACAACAACTGGCTTTTGAGCTGGCATGGATTGTTCGCCTTGCTCGACTTTGCGTGAGTCAAGAGGGTGAATCTCATCGATAACGATCTCCCAGACCTTCCGCTTGGATCCATCCTTGGCGTCGTACGTGCGTACACGGAGTTGACCGACGAGTGCCACCATGCGTCCCTTGTTCAAGTACGTCTCAACAAACTCCGCAGTCTTACCAAACGCCGTACAGTCAAAGAAGTCCGTCTCTTTCTCACGGCCCTTGCGATCTACTGCTACACGTACTTTAGTGATCGACGTACTGCCAGCCGTCTGAACAGGTTCAGGATCCGCGACCATTCGTCCGGTTAGAATAACTTTATTTAGCACTTACAACTCCTTGTTGAGATTGTCTAAAAAACGACTCTCAAGCTCTTTCTTGATGTGGTCAGATACATGGCTTGCTACAACTGGCGTCTGATTGCGAACGACGCTAAGTGCAACCAAGTAACCACGTAGGTAGTCACGATCTACCTGGAGTACTTCCGCCATCTTGTCAATAAACGGATCTGTTGGCATTCGCTTGCCAGAGCACCACGTTGAAACGGTTGGTGCATCGACTCCCATGTAGTCAGAAAACCTTCGCTGTGACAAGCGTTGCTTATCAAGTAGGTTATGGATCAAAGTCTTTGGTTCGTAGGTACGTTCCATTTTACCCCCTCGGTCAAAATAATTAACGTACTAATTATATCATCTTGTATTTTGAAACTAAAAAAGCCTAGCAGTGACAGAGCTAGGCTTTTCATTTGGTTAGTTGTTAGTTAATATCAAACGTAAACAGTATACCTAAAAATCAAGAGCAATGAAACCACCCTTAGAACCAAGTTCACTCCAGTTTCTAACCTTTGGGTAGTATCCGTCTCCGTCTCTATCTACGTATTCAGCATCGTCTGTTTCTGGAGAAGTATTACCTTCAATGGTGTGTACGCCCCAGTCACCTACTTTGTCTACTACTCCCATGTGTGCGTGTCGACCCATTTGTGTAAAGTAGAAGCACACTAGGTCTCCTTCTTTCACCAAGGAAGGGTCAGCTTTTGCTTGCGCTACGCTGATCCACTTCTTGGTACGGTATGCCCAGGCTACGTAATCTGGTGTGTATCCAGTACGCGGCATAGTCGTATCGTAGGTAAACCCTAGATCTCGGGCTGCTTGTCGGAGCCTGAACCTGACAACAGCCACACACCAAGGAGCGCCGGGTGGGAGAGCTGGAACGCAGCTAGAAAGATAAGACTCCACTGCTTTGCCACGGTTCTCTCCACCTTCTTCAGTTACTCCAATGTTCAAACGGGAATTTTGGATCGCTTTGAGAGCGATCGGTCTCTTCGTTGCTCGTTCCATTGTCTACATCCTTATACTTGTTATGCAGTTTCACCAACTCTACTACCATCCCACAAAGGCTCTTGTTTTGAGATATTGCATACACCAGATACCAGATAGCCTTTAAAAGGTCTGACTGACGAGTGTTGCCTTCCTTGTTTCCTCTGCGGTAGAGATACTTGAGTGCGCTGAACTCATATCTGTTGAGTTCCCATGCATCAGCTACATCTACTGGTTGCACATCACGTGCAACAACATAATGGCTGTTAAGATCCTGTGCTTCCAAATCCTTTTGACCCACGTTCTGTTTCCTCCGCGAATAGATCACCGGTAACAACTTCAACGAGCTCTACGTCTGGCAGCTTGTTGATGACCAACTGCGCAATGCGAGCACCTGGCTCAACCCAGAATAGGTCAGAACCAGCGTTGTACAGGATGACGCATACTTCCCCTTGATAGTCACTATCAATGGTCCCTGGGCTGTTTAAAACCATTACGCCATTCTTAGCGGCTAGTCCACTTCGGCTTCGGATCTGGGCTTCAAAACCTGTGGGTACATTAATTCTAATGCCCGTTCTAACAATGCAATGTTTTCCTGGATGGATTGGTATGCGTTCCGCAGTACCATTTGCAAGATCATAACCAGCAGATCCATTTGTTTGCCTAGCCAATTTCTGTGCTCGAGAACGATCACTCATTCGTGTGTACGTTATAACGTGTGTCAATATTACTACCCTTTCATCGATACTTAGATGTCTTAACTGCTATTGATTTTGGCTGTGCAACAAACTGTTTGCCAGCTTTGTTTCCAGCAGCCTTAGCTTTATTTGTAGCAGCTTTCTCCCCAGGAGATAAACCACTCCAAGCTTTGGCTGGAAGATAACGCTTCTTACCTTCGCTTGGTGTACCGTCACTAGTCTTCCATTTCTGATCTGTCCATTTAGATAGACTGTTATCACTAGACTTAGGGCCAACGTATCCACCACCAGATCCTTTGTACTTCTGCGTAGCGAGCTGCGCTTTACGCGCAGACCACTCACCTGGATCTCCACCTTTAGTACCAGCTTTTACACTAGCGACAATGGATTTCCACTTACCCGGATCAGTCTTCTTCGCTGATGACATCGTTGTTACTCCCGCCTGTCATGCCAGATATTTCTACACCTGGCAACTTACTCAATTCCCATAACGCAAAGTACTCATCAAACGCTGCTTCATCGATTGAGTGTATATCTACATCAATGACGACTAACCACTTCTTAAACTTAGAGTACTCAAAGTATCCAGCTATGTAATCATAGATATAAAAGACTAAAGATGTAATTGCAACTCCTGTGATAAATGCTTGTAACCAGCTCAATTGCTCACCTCTTTAAATTTCCAATGTGTCTGTCACAACTACACTAGCACCATTTCCTCTTACTGACCCCGGTTTTGATGTTTGTAAATTTAACATAAGTCCACCTTTAGGTAAATTTGGGGCATCCCACAGGGCAGCGTAAGAATCTTTACGTCCATGCTTAATGAGATTTTCGCTCGTTGTCCCAGCATAAGTGTCAACATAAGACCCGGTCCTTAGAGTAAGGACATCTCTGGTTTGTACTCTGTTTTCTGCCTTAAGAACACTCTTATGGAAGACTACTTTACTGTCACGTCCCGCTTGACGGTGGTGAGTATGCCCACGCCAGATAGCATCAGCACCTTCGATCCACATAGCAGCTCGTGAGAACGTAATGGCGCCCTTCGTTACAGGAGCAGCACCACCCGCACCGTGATGGTAATGGATAATATAATGCCCAACACGAGCAGGTTCTTTATATGGGCGCATCTGTATATGAATGAATCCATGATAGCCGCCATACTGGATCTTTCCAGTGCCACCATTGAGCATTACAACTAGTTGTTTTACTGGTTCTATATGATGGTACCTAGCGACAGCATCATCATGGTTCCCATCACCAATCATAATAATGTCGTCCTTGTATGGCTCCAGTATTTCGTAGGCCCATCTAATACTTTCACCAAGCATGTCGTCTCCAGCGGAGAACATGCGGGGATGCAAATTATTAGCCCGGTATCTTTTACGATCACCGGGCATAATAGCGTCAAAAACATCACCATTGATAAGGATCTTAGCTCCGCGTTTCTTAGCGGTCGCAAGTTCCTTTTCAATTAAAGCGTAATCAATGTGTAGACCACCAATATGGAGGTCGCTCATCAAGCATAACAACACGTCTGGCGTGTCGACGCAATAGTCAATAACTGTCATTAGTCACCTCAAAATATCAGTAATCAATGACAGTATACAAAAAAATAGCCACCGTTATAAGATAGCAAGTGGCTATTAACTTATCGTTAAAATCATACTACACCTGAAGAGCTTGGACTTCATCCGGATTTACGGGTCCAAGAAACAAGTGCAATAAACTATATCATTACCCCATAAGCATTTGCTGCATGCTAGGCTGGGGCTGCGGCGGCATATATCCATCTAGCTGATCCTGCATCATCATGTCGATCATTCTGCTACCACTTGGATCAATAGATGTACGCTGACGTCCGGATCCAAACTTAGATTCATATCTACTGCGTAGAAACGCCTCAAGCGCAGCTGGATCCTTCATGCCTTTGTATGGAGTATCGGGTGGATAGATATGTACCTTTTGGTTTTGATTGCCGTACGCACGTGCAATATCACCTTCGTTAACTCCGTGACCTAAGTCAATCCTGTTACCTTTAATCCGCCCACCCGTATCGTCGGCAGTAGCCCATCCGTAACCAGGTATAAATACAACACTGCGGAATGGGATGACTGATGGATCTACAGCAATACGTCCACGACCTACTGGATTACCACGCCGAGTAACCAGGCCGCCTTGCATTGGATCCTCATGTGCGTAATAAGCACTGACTGCAGCATCCATGACCCTACCGGGTGATGTGTACTTTTTTTCCATATCTAAGTATACAAACAAAAACCACCGCAGATGGGTGGTTTTTGCCTAATCCAGTACAGGGCTTTCTTTGTAAAACTCACCTTGCGGTGGCGTGTTTATTTTACATTAGACACGTGTAATTCAATGTTTAATTTTTTGTATTTCTCTATTACAACGCGTATAGCGTTGTCTCCCCAAGGCACAGTCATTGGTGGGCCAGGTACACCAAGCTCAATCAAGGTAGCACTCATTTGACGACGAGTCATACCTTCCTGGTACCACATCCAAATCATCTCCTGCGTAGAAATATCAATCTGATCAATTAGCTTGATCATAGGCTTGTAGTCACGCTTACGCCGATCACGCTTACACACAGATCCAACAGTCCTGGCATTATTTAGACTCAAATTATAACCTCCGGTACAACAACACGTAAGTATAGTATCACGGTGTTTGTGTTGTGATGCTAATTCTCCGTCGGGAGAAAGAGGAGTTGAGGATGATGATCTGTAGGCGGCTGTTACCTTTATTTAATATATAAGAGGGGGGA